TAATCTGTTTTGTTATAAGGAACAGCAGGAACTAAAGAAAACTTTCCAGCTAAAATCGTAAAATCTAATAAACAAAAACTAGCTTGTTGAAAAATAAACTCTCTTAAATTTTGGCTTTCAGTAATAACACCGTCCCAAAAGAATCCATTTGCTCTACAAAACTGTGCAGCAGTTTTCATTCGCTTTTCATCAACAGATAATTTTCCAATTAATTCACCTGCACCGATTGTTGGATCAGTTAACAAGGCATAAGCAATTTCAGGAAATAAGTTTGTTGCTCCTGTTCCACCATCAATTAAACGCTCAACTATAATTCCTTTTTTAACGTAAGCAGATAACTGAGAAAAAGAACTCCATTCCTTTGAACTGTTAATCCTTAATCCTGCACATGCCAAATTATCGTAATTAATATCAGTTTTTAATACATGCTCATTACAATATGAGATTTCATGCTCAGGGCCATCTAAATGACTGGAACGTTCTGCGTCATATTTAATAAAATCAGCAACAGCATCATAAGGATTTAAGTTTCTGCCTTCAGGCCAAGGAGCATCAGTAACTAATGATCCACTATCTGTCAAAACTACCGTATCTATGGTTGTTGATCCTTTGCCAGGAACAGTAAATCTAACAACATCACCTGACGCATATCCTGAACCTCCAGTTTTTATTTGCCAAGAAACAGAATAAGGATCATTGTTATATACGTTAACCGTAAGAGTTAATCCGCTAGGACTTCTATTTGCAAGATCAACCCCAGAAATAATTGTCGTAGCAACATTATCTGTCTGAGTAAACGCACCAGTTACATCATCCCATTGATATTTTCTAACAGAAAACTTTTGGTCCCTTGAGTTTGCTGAATACTCTGTACTACCTGAATTAATCTCTCCAGTTCTATATTGATAACCATCTTTTTCTATAGACCAAGTTTCATTATCAAGAATCTCACTTATATCTCTAGGCCATAAATTATCGCTATTCCACCTGTTATTTTTTTCACCTCTATAATGCTTACTAATCTCGCCTATTTTTTGTTTTCCAAAATACATGTGAAGGTTAATGTAATATCCATTTAGACCAGCTCTCTTTTGATAAGGTCTATGGAAATAAGCACCAGATGAAACTCGACGATCACTTACAGCGTAATTTTTTTCTTCGACTAATTGCCATCCTGTAGTAACTGGAATATCTCCTTTATGGTCTTTAGTGAAACTCATAACAATTGAATTTTCACTTGTTACTTCAGGTAGTTCTCCTAAATACCATTCAGAATTACTAGCCTGATTACCTGTTAAATTTGTTAATTTTCCTGAGTAGTAAACAGTAAATCCTGTTCCATTGTGAACTGCAACCTCACTTGTTATATTTTTTTGAAATAATCTGATCATCATTAAAGCATTATTCTGTAAATTTCGTTGCACTAAATTACCTGGATAAGGTACAAATCTAAATTCATATTGATTAGCTCGGCTATGGACAATTCTTACAAAATTATATTGTGGTTGAGGAGCTGTTCCTCTTACAGCAAAAGGTATTCCACCATCAATATTAGTCCAACTAGCTGAAGGGTTTTGTCCTGCAATACGTGCTTCTAAATGAAAAAAGCTATATCGTTTTACATACTTAGATAATTGTCCTAGCTGAATATTACCATCATCATCTTCATAATTTTTGACTGTACCTGGTTGATCATAATTAACATGACCTGGATGACTATTGACATTAGCAAAACCTGTAATCTGTCTCCATACAGTTGATTTAATGCCTATTTCAGTAACATCACAATTAATATTATTAGAAATCGTACCAATAGCTGCCCTTTGAATAACAGTTAATTCGTAAGGATGATGAGCTTGATCGACAGTTTTAGCTAGATCAACAATCCCTTGATCTGTAATTTTAAATGTTGCTGTAACTGTGGTTTCTGTGTCTGGAATCCATATTTTTGCATCTTGTGTATAGGTAACGTTTTCACAAAAGGCAAGAGCCGAACCAATTAAATAAGAATCTCCTATTGCTAAATTATTATCTGCATTAATACGATCAGCATCAACAGAAGACTTAACATCTTCCATCCCCCAAGGATCAAACTCATCATCAAAATGCTCTTCCAGAGCAGGGTTTAAAGAGGAAATTGTATAAGTAACTCGACTGTCTACACTGCCGTCTGATTCAGGCGGGGCTGTTATCGCTGCATAACGAGGAAAAGCTGTTGCGATTTTGGTTCTTTTTTTATATAAATCATCTTTATTATCTTGTTTTAAATTTTCTCCTACCAATACCAGTTCGTAGGGAACCATAAATCTCATAGCATTAGCCATTGGAGAAAACGCACCAAATTGACTTTGTACTCTTGGTGATCTTGTTCCGCACATCACATTAGGTTTCCATGTTTCTGTTGTCCAAATAACAGAAAAAACATCTTCTACAGGGTTCTCTATCTCTAATCCTTGTTGGGGCAAAGAGCCTTGGTCTTCATATCTATCCGACTCTTTAATACGTCCTCCTCCTAACTTGCTATATAAAGCTATTTTTGCATTTGAATAGTTAGCTAATGTTGTTTCACCGATAGCGTAACCAGCAAAATCTGGCTCTTCTTCTATTTCTCCATTAGATATTAAAAATAAAGCCTTTAACTGTTGACCTGTCCACTGACTTAACATCTGTGACCAAATCAGTTTTGTATTAACTCTTACGCCACCATGCCCGTTTTCTCTTTTAGTAAAAACAAGAGGTATTGTTTCACCTAACTTTGCTAATTCCTGAACTGAACCAAAACCTGCTTGAGGAGCAAATCGTCTAACACCAGATTGATCTGCTGTTTTTAATGAAGGAGGAGTTTTTGGTTGCTTTGGCTTTGGGGTCATCAAATAAGAGACAACCGTTAAAGCAATTCCTATAACAAATTGAACTAATAAGGATGTGGGGTCCATCCTTATATTAGGGATTAAATCGTAAGCTTCTGATCTTTGACCGTTATAATTTTCTGTCTTATCTACAAAGTACCAATACTCTTCTTCTGATAAGCCTAAGAGGTTACATAGTTCGACTTCTTGGGGCAATAAAACTCTTCGACTTGTAATGCCTCTACGGGGTTCCATGCCACCGCCGACCCTTCGTATGATGTTATGTTCAGCCATCCTTCCTCAAAATAAACTGCCAATCCATATCCCCTCTCGGATTTACATAGGCCAACAGTACCTATATTAGGACGTTCTGTCTTGTTTCCCCATAACTCTAACTGTTCCCTAAAAATTGAGTAATCATTTTTCCTTAACCGTCTATACCAATCTCTAGTAGGACAAGGACTTTTAATGCCGTAATGCTTTAAAACTGCTTTTGATAGTGTTAAACAATCAGCCGCACGATGCTTTTCAGGGTCAGCACCTAAACGATATGGCATCCCTATTAAATAGATAGGATTCATATATTTTGTATTTGACTACTTGTAGGTAACGCACCAACAACATCACTGGTTAAAACACGATTGGGAGCATTAGATCCAACAGCGTCAATAGCAGAAGATAGTAAAACCTCAATTACTTCACTGTCATAAGACAAAGAAGCTGCTAACCATGTATCACTCGTTAATGTTCTGGTTGGAACCATTGTCTCAGGGTTAACAACACAAACACTAACTTCTACATGCCACTTGTTTGTTACAACTTCTCTAGCTCTATTCATTGCCAAAATATTATTAGCTAAAACCAAAGCAGCCTCTAGGTTATCGCCACTTCTATTTTTACTGGCACCTTGATAAAGAAAAGGAAGATAGTAATAATTTTCTGCTGGAACAGGTGGTGTCTCTGCTTTTGCATTATTTGATTGATATAAAATGGCGTTTTCATCATCTTTGACATAATCAACAGTATTAATATCTCTTGAATCAGTTATTAGTGACTTAGAAACATCATCGCGTTTTCCATTTTGATACAGAAATCCATCTTCTACTTCTCCATTTGCATTTGTTAAACGAATAAATGTTACAAGTGTTGTAATTGTCATAAACCTACCCTGGAACGTTGACTACGAGAGTTTTTAAGTTTGCTAAAGACCTTTGATTCTCCTTCTTGAGCACCTCGTCTTGCAGCACTATTAATGATTTCAGGAATAGCAGATTTAGGAACATAAGCTTCAGAGTTAAACGATAATACTGGACCTGTGTAATTTACTGTTGTTGGTGCGCTACTAACACCACTACCAGAAGCAACCGTTCCACCACCAGGGATAACTCCTTGGCCTCTAGCTCCTGCTGAGTAACGCTCCATTGCCCCTTGCATCTTAGAGGAAGGAATAATGTATTCATCCTCTCCAGCTTCTCCTATGAGGCCAATAGTAGGTCTAGTGACTAAGCCTCCTGTAGAGAAAGGTTTAATACCATTGGCGACATGCCCTCCTTCTCCAAAGGTTCCAATCATATTACCTACCTGAGTTCCTACAGAAGGACCACCAAAACTCAGTCCTCCAATCCAACTTGTAAAAGCTTTATTTATCAATATTTGAGCTAACTGTTTCAATATTCCAGCTAAAGATTCAGCTAAAGTTTTAGTTCCATCAATTAATCCCATGATTGCATTTGTTAATCCACCAGCAATCGTGTCTTTGATTTGCTTCCACATCTCTAATTGTTCTTTTAAACGATCTCTTTTTTGAACTAATTGCAAAATATTAGTATCATCCAAAGATATTTTGTCTGTTAATAATTTGTTTTGTTCAGCTAAAATATCTTTTGCTTCTTTTTCTTGCTCTGATCCTTTAGTACCTATTTTTAATGATTTTTCTAGATGTGCTATTTCATCTTTCAACGGTTGCTGCATAGCATCTCGAATTGTTTTTAGTTCTTGTTTTTGTAAATTATCTACACCACCTAGCTCTACTAATGCGACATAATCACTTTCTATTCTTTTAACGGTTGAGTTTGTTAAATCCCATTCTCTGTTTGCTTCTTTTAATTCTTTATTTAATCGTTTACCTTCTTCTGTTAGACCAAAGAATGAATTCCTTCCGCTTTTTATAAACGCTTCATTTTTTGCATCAACAGCATCGTCTACTCTAAAACTAGCAAACCTTCTATTAAATTTTGCTGTGTTGTATTCTTTTCCAAGTTTTGAATCTGAAGCTCCTAATTGCATCCTTTGACTTTCCGTAATGACTTGACTGCCACCAGCTCCTTGATTTGCTAACCATTTAGCTAAACCTGTTTTCTCTGCAAATTTCGCAACTAAAGCAGCAATTTTTAATAATTGAAGTTGGAAGTTATTTACAATCTCTTGCCATGTTTTACCAAACTCTTCTAAAGCTTGCGTATTATCATTTCCAATTCTTTCTACCATCCTTCTTCTAACTGCTTCTAACGCAGCCTCCTTCCCAACAAGTTTTTCTATAGTTGCAATTCTCTTGCCTTCTTCCGTTCCAGCTAACCCAACTGCTTCCGTTAACTTTTGAATATCAGCAGTTAAAGGATTCATCGCCATTCCTAATTGACCAATAGATGCAACGGCTCTATCAACCATTCCACCAATAATTGATCCTCCAATACCTCCAGCAAAACCTTTAAAGAATCCACCAAGAGCACCACCAGCAACTGCACCTGGCCCTCCTCCAAATAGCATTGGGAATCCACCACCAAGAACAGCTTGACCTGCTTTCGATCCACTAAAGCCACTCATCATTCCTCCCATGCCTTTATTCGTTCGTTTTTCTAGGTATTTTCCATTTTTCTGAATCTGTAATCCTCTGTTTTTTAAAGTTCGTTCAATACGTTGATCTATATCTAATTGCTTTCCTTTGACCTCAACAAGTCTCTCATTTGCTCCTTTTATTACATTCATAAAGTGCATTTCAGCTCTTCGAGCTTGATTAGCTGCTTCCATCTGAATCCTTGCGTCTCCAGTTGGATATTGCTTATCCATCTTGGAAGACCAAGATCCGAAACCACCACCTAAAACCGTTCCAGTAGAAATTCCTTTTGCTCTAGTAGCTTTAGCAAGTCTTTCTTGTGCTCTTGCTGCACCATTTGCTGCAAGATCTAATTTCTTAGTTGCCTCTGCTGTCATATTCAAATCCATTGAATATGGTTTTAATGGCACATTTGATATGGTTGCCGTTTGATTAGCTAATATTTTGCCTAAACCAAAGGTTGCCTTTCCTAATAATTTGACGGGTTCTACAGCAAATTTATTAACTTTGTTTCCAAAAACAGTAAGTGCAACAATATAAGCTCCTAACAATTGAGGTGCTCCTGTCATTGCAGCTCCTATTCCTCCTAATATTTTTAAGAAGGCACTTCCTTTAATTGTTGCTGCTGTAGCTGCACCAGCCCAATTAACAAGACCTCCTGCCATTCCTTTGTATGCAACAGCTTGAGCAGCAGTTTGTTGAACAGCATTGACTCCTACACCTGTGACACCTAACCCTGCAAGTCCTAAACCTCTTCCTTCAACACCACGATTAGGTCTAAATGTATTAACAGCACCTTTGCCTATGGCACCTCCTATTCCTTTTAGTTTTTCAGCAAAAGTTGCAGATTTTTGTTCTTTAATATTAACTTTCCCCATTAATAAATCTCTTTGTGCAATTTCAGAATTAACTGCTTTTTGAAGATCTCTTACTATCTCAACCTGTCTTGTATAACCTTCTTCCGTTGTAAGCATCCTTGATTGAATACCTTCAGCTTCTGCTAAAGCAGTTCTTAATCCATCTAATCCTCCTCTCCCTGCTCGTTTAATAATTCCACCTGAACCACCCATTGCTCTCTGTTCAGCAATGGCTATTGCATCTAAAACTTTCTTTCTGTTTAATAACTCAGCACTTAAAGCTTGTTCAGCTTTTCTTACTTGTAGTGTCTGACTAACATATCCAGCATTAATTGCTAATAATTTAGATTGAGAAGCTGATACTTGTTCTAAATTTTGTCTAAGACCTGCAAGACCTTCTTTTGCAGATAATGTCTTATTAACCTTATCAATTGCAACTCCTAACTCGTTATATTCTTTACTCCCTAATTTGACACTATTACGCAATCTTGTTAATTCAGTTCTATAAGCAGCTAAGCCTTCTACTGATTGTGCAACCGATCCACCAGCACCTAAAACAGAAGGAATAATATCTTTTGCAGCACCTCTCGAACCAAGGCTTTTGGCCCTTTGGTTCATTGCTTTTTGTTCTAATTGAAAAAGAGATAACTGTGCTCTTTCTGTTGCAACTAATGCGTTTCTCCATTTAGTTGTATCAGCCGTTAAGTTGCCAAAAATACTTTGTAAGTTCCCTAATTGACGATTAACACTTGCAGTTGTACCTCTAAATTTCGATTGACTTCCTGCAACTTTTTTTAATTCAGTTTCAAATTCTTTTATTGCCTTTACCTGATTCCTCGCCGTTTGAGTATCAAATAAAGATGGTATAGGTTTTATACCATTGATTAATGTTTGTATCTGTTCTGTTTGTTTCTTTAATCTGTCTAAGTTGGACTGACCTCTAACCCGAATATCAATAACAGCAGTAACAGCCACGACCTAAATCCCTAATATTCCAATAGTTTACCTACTCCTACGGATTTTTTGCATTTCTTTTTCTTGATCTTCGTTAAGAACTTGAAAATAAGCACTCCAACCTAGAATTTCTTCTAATGTCATTTGACGGATCTCCGTTAAAGATTTACCTAGCTCCTTGGCAATACCAAATTGAAGCATCAATAAATTATCTTTACGAATCTCCGCACTTAGGATTTTGGGTCGATGTCATCTTCATTACTATTAATAACCGCAAGCATTAACGATTGAAGATCAGCATCCCTTACCTCATTCTTCAACACATCAATTTCACCAGCTTTAAATAATCTGTCACCATTTTCATCACAAGCTTTAGTCATTAATAATCTCAATGCAAATTCATTCGCATCATCATTTTTAGCTCCTTTTTGTGCTCTTTCTCTTTCTGCCATTGTTAATGGTGTTACCCACATTTCAAATATGCTGCCATCAGAAAGTTCAACTTCTTTTTTAGTAGCTTCTAAATTTGCAGCTTTCTTTAAACGATCAATAGCTCTTAAAGGTGATCGTGTAGCTCTAGGGCTTGTGGTCATAGTAAAAACTTATACGCTATTATTCTAACCTAATAAACAATAAAAAACCCCGTACAAGACGGGGTCGGTTGAACATTTCCTTTCCAGTTAC